CTGACTACATCGACATTCACAAGCTTCCTAACAAAGAAGAGGCATTGGATCACATTATACAATTAATCAATAATTGGAATACAACGCCACGAGCTGATGGTGCAAGCCCAGAAAGCATCTTCTTTAACGCAGAAAAGCATCCTGCATTACAGCCATTGGACGAGATTACATACAGAAGATGCTTAGGAATGCACACACAACAGGAACTAGCCCGCCAAACAGGCTCTGTTGTGATACACAAGGGTAAATACCCAAACATCAGCAAGCATTATTACAGAGTGCCTAATTGGGCAGAAAATCAACAGAAAATCGCAAACGCAGTAGGTCAAGCCAACAGGCTATATGTAGATATGTATTACGATGAAAGCGGCTGCGACATTTATACCAGAGACGGAGCTTATATTCTTACTGCAGTGCCTGATAAACGTTCACACATGAGCGAATTTGAAGCTACAGAGGATAGCACTGCAGCACTTAGCTCCGGCATGCGAGAACAGGAGAAATTTAAAGATGGCGCAAACCGCTTGCGTGATGAAATTCTTGCAGCTAAAACAAGCCTTGACGTAGCCGAAGAGGGTGGCTTTGTGGTGGAAGAGCTTACGTATAGTCAACGCGCTGTATTGAACGGTGGAAAAGCAAAAGATGAACACAATAAACTACATCAAGAAAAAAGTCTTCACCAAGACGATGAAGACTTTATAAGTATTGATGTAACGCAACAATACTAATCCTTTAAAACCGCAAATTTATGGAAAACAAATCAAAAAACCAAGTAGTTGAACTAATTAAATCAGAAACCAAGCGTTTAGGCAGTCAGAATAAGGTTGCCAGCAAATGCGAAGTGTCCAGTGCCACTATTAGCCAGATGATAAATGGCAACTGGGAACTGATAAAAGACAGCCTCTGGGCACAAGTTGCAAAATCTTTAGGTTACAGTCCAGGCAACTGGCAAATGGCAGACACAAACAACTCCAGAATGATTGAGCGAGTTTGTGCAGATGCCAAAGCACATAGCATGTTTATGGCAATTTCAGAGGTTGCCGGAAGCGGCAAAACATCCACGCTGAAAAAGATTGCAGCTGCAAGTGCCAGTATTTATCTAATCCAAGCAAGAGAGTGGAGCAAACGCGAGTTTGTACAGAACCTATGCACCTCGCTAGGCATCAGTGCCAATGGTGCGGGCTATGTAAGTACCGACACCTTATCGCAAAGAGTTATTCAGTTCTTTCGTGAGCGTGAAATTGCTAAGCCCTTGCTAATTATTGACGAGGCAGACAAATTAAAGCCAGCAGCTTTGCGCATTTTAATCCCTTTTTATAATGAATTAGAAGACATTGCAGGCGTTGTGGTGTGTGGAACAGAAAACCTTGAAAAAGAGATAAAAAAAGGCGTACAGTACGCTAAAAAAGGCTATGACGAGATTGATAGTCGTTTTGGTCGCAACTTCATTCACTTGTTTGGCGCAACCTACGATGATGTTGCAGCTGTGTGCCAGGCAAACGGCATTAGCGAAACTGATCAGATGAAAAAAATCTTCAAAGAAGCGAGCCCATCGGCACGCATGCACCAGGGAAAAACATTTTACACTGTTGGCGATTATCGCCGCATTAAAAGGATAATTAAACGCGAATTAATCACTATTAAAACTTATGAATATGGAAACTAAAAATTATCAAGACATGAGTGCTCAAGAACTCAAGGAGCTACTCGCAAAAAAAGAAAAAGAAGAGCGCGAAAACAGAAAAAAAGAGAAAGAAGTGTATGAGAGTACACGAGACGCCCTTGTTTTAAGCATGGTACAGGAAGCTAAAGAGCTTCACGAAGCCATGACAAAGCGCAAATCAAAGCTTATGGCTGCTATTCGAGAATTTAAGGAAACAGCGCACAAATACGGCGATATCAGAAAAGACTCAAAAGGTGGATTTTCGCTGCGTACAGCTAACGGTCAGATGTTGGTTAAGTATGAGCGCCACACCAAGGTTGAATATGATGAACGTGCAGATGCTGCTGAAGACTTGATCAAGGATTTTCTCCTGGACAAAGTGAAGAAAGCAGACCAGCAGAGTTACAGAACCATTGCAACCTTGCTAAGCAGAAATAACAAAGGAGACTTTTCTACATCTGCAATCCAAAGCATCATTAAGCTCGAAGACAACTACGATGATGACAGATGGCGTAAAGCAATCAGGCTCTTTAAAGAGTCATTCAGAATCGTTGAAGTAAGCAATTCGCTAACATTCTACGAAAAATCAGAGGATGGAAAAGACGAATTAATACCCTTAAACTTTTCTACGCTCTAATTGTGCTCAGCCCGGATGGTCGCACAGGCGGTTCGACTCTGCCTGCGGGCTCTAAAACCACACTAAAAACAACAAAAATGGAGGAAAACAGAAGAAAATTAATAGACAGGCTTGATGAGATCAAGGCTGAATTAGAACTCAACAGCACAAGAGACTACCTGGTAGTGCCTGACAAATTGTTTGACAAGCGCATTACGCTGCAAGTTGAACGTGCTAAAATTATTCACACACTAAATAAGGAGAAATAAAGATGATTAAATTTATGAGACAACGCTTACATGTTGAGCTACTCAATGCAGGCTTAGACAAGCAGAAAAAAGCCTTTTTAGATGGCTATTTCGGTGTTGAGAGTTCCATGGAACTAACAGAATCGCAACTACAGTTTGCGATTGAAAAAGTAAAAGAAATTTCAAAAAAGCGGTATCAAACTTCGCCTGCTATTCGTGCCGGACGTTCGGAAGTATTGCAGTGGTTGCAGAGGCTTGAAATTTATGACAACAATGCCAACTGGGACAGAGTGAACGCTTTTTTAATGGATCCACGTATTTGTGGTGCATTTCTGTATGAATTAGATGCTGACCAGCTGAAGCAGTTACGTAACAAGCTGATGGCAATATACAGAAAACAGCAAGAAAAACAGAGTATTAACAATTTTGATTTGATCCACGATAACTAATATGGCTTACTCTCAGCGCAATAGATTACAAAGAGTGATAGATGTTCAGGAACTCACACTGAAGCTTCAGGATGAGGGCTTGAGCATGAAAGAAATATACTGGAATCACATTTATCCTAAGTATGTAATTTCTGAAAGCTCTTTTTATGCTTATTTGGCTGAGAATGCAAAGAAAAAGTTGAAAGATATGGATATAGATAATCAAATAAAACTAGAGTTATGATACGTAAAACAATGACATTTCCAAACTTTCCTGAAAGCAGCATATTGCTAGTGTATGATGAGGAAGGTAATTTGCGTTCTATAAGCTTTAACGAAGCTTGTAAAGACGCATTGAAAAACAATTTAGCAAAGTTGTTTCCTGTGCGAATAGAAATGCTTAAACACGCTTATTTTCGCGAATGCCAAATTAAAGATTCCACCAATATAGACGTCAGTTTTGAAGCATTTTGGAACACCTACAATTTCAAAGTAGGCAAAGTAATGCGGGTAAAGGCTAAATGGAATAAGCTCTCTGTCCAGGACAGACAACTAGCCATGCTGTTTATACCAAAATACAAGCAATTTAAAGAAAAAACTAATTCTAACTTGCAGTACCCAGAGACCTACATTAATCAGCGCACCTGGGAGACGGTACTGCCTAAATAAATAAAGCTATGCCAGTAGATTATGTAATTATCGGAGGCGAATTAAAACCAACAGTTGTAAGATCAAGCGGTCGTGATGAGCTCGGCCGCTTTGTGAAAAACATTCGTCCATGGAACAAAGGAAAAAAGGGTTTGAACATTGGTGGCAAAGAAACCCAATTTAAGAAGGGAAATCTGCCACATAACACCCTTTATGATGGTTGTGTGAGAATACGCCACCACAAGCGAGACAACAGAGATTATCAATGGATAAGAATCTCCAAAGGAAATTGGAAGATGTATAGCAGATATGTTTGGGAACAGCACAATGGAAAAATTCCTGCAGCTCATATCATCGTGCATAAAGACGGAAATACCCTAAACTGTGATATTACCAACCTTGAGATGATTAGCATGGCTGAGAATATCAAGCGCAACAGGAACTTGAAAAAAGCCAACGCAAGCTTGAGGGAAAGATGGAAAAAAGAACGAATCAGGGAAAAGTATGGATTGCCCCTGCAAACCAAATTATTACGTAAAACTTATAAAAAAAGAAGCCATGCCTAAACAAAAAACATTATTACCCAACGTATTACCACTAAAAACACTATTAGGGAATGAATATACACTGTATTGCAATAATAATAAAGTATATAACGCATCTAGTAGTGAGCCGGCTAAGCACGTATTTCTTACTGTAGAAGAATTGATTTATAAAGTCATAATATCTCCAAGAGATAATTATGACTGGAGAATAATGTACGAAGATAAGACAGGCAGGATTAATTTTTATTTCAACAAATACCTCAAAATGTTTATTCAAAAATAAAAGAATTATGGAAGATACAGACAAAATGCCTTTGGGTAAATACAAAGGAATGGAAATGGCAGAAGTGCCAGCCTCATATCTCTTATAGTTTAGAGACAATGTAGCTTATGCCATAAATCCGCAAATACACGACTATATTGATGACAATATTGATGTATTGATCAAAGAAAATAAAGAACAAAAACTAAAAAGAAAAAACAATGAAAACAGTATATTTAGCAGGTAAAGTAACAGGCCTTGACACAGAAGAAACACGCCAAAACTTTGATAAGTGCGAAAAATGGCTCATAGGACAAGGTTATGAAGTTGTTAATCCTATGCGCATAGTTCCTTCAGGAACTCCGTGGAACAAAGCAATGGGCATGTGCATTGAATCCTTGCTTGGCTGCGATTGTGTTTATTTAATGCCTAACTGGCGGCAAAGCAAAGGAGCTAATCTGGAGTTTCACGTAGCTAAAATTGTCGGCAAAGAAATACTAAACCAATGAAAATAACACTGAAAAAAATAGACCTGGTGCATTTTGGCAATTTCTTGATGATGATATACGAAAATGCACCATTGCCTCGCCTAAGCCTAGAAAGCTATACTATGGCTGAGTATTACCAAAGCCACATTCAGAAGTTTAGCTTTAAGCAGAGAGGCAATGTTATACTAAGTATCAGCCAGGCAATTGCGCTTAGCCGTATTCTTATCCGTCTTCCTGATGGCAGCGGATACGACATAGCCGTGAGGGCTCAAATGCTAAACGAACTGCTGAGAAACGATAGCGTAAGAGATGCAGTAAAAGAACCGATTTTTTAACCTTAAACATAAAACAATGGACATAAATTTTTTACAAAACGAAATTATTCCGAAAAGGGAACAGGAAATTAAAGACGGAAAGAATTTAGCTACACAACAACCTATCTATGTTGTTTTAGATTTACAAGAAAATATCATTGAAGGTCATTCGGATTACACTCCATCAACAAATTACAAAGGCTTAGATTGGGAGTTTGGATATGCCGATAACGCATTAGATTCCGAAGATATGATATTTAAGCAAAACCCTGATGGTATGAAAAAACCAAAAGAATTTTCAAGATTTTATACGGACAGAATAAAAGCGTTTTTCCTTACAAGCGAAGCCGCTCACGATTATCTAAACTATCAAAGCCATAATCTGTCTGATGCTTACGTGTATGTGTTTTATTCGGGATACGGAAATCGTCAAATGGATAAGCTTATGAAACTTACAGAACAAGAAAAACAAGAAAGAACTTACCTTGAAGGTTTAAAATCAAGTAGAACTATTCCAATGATGCAAAAAGACCATGATCGATTGAGGTTTTTAAATGCAAAAGAAATTCATAATTGCTGTTCAAATCCGCATTGTACTGGATATGAAGGAACGGATGATGAAGCAATTTGCCCTAAATGTCAAAGCAAGCTGGTGAAGTCTATTTAAATGCTTGCTAACGGTGGTAATATGGCAAGTGCCGAAAATACGTACTGCCGCTGATACGAGAACGAATGTAATAATTAAATATTTTTTTAGGGAGGGATTTTTATGATTTTAAAAAACAAAATAGATAAGTTGCTTAGAGACATTTCAAGCGATTTACAATTAGGTAGAATGTCTACGAAAGAAGCAATTGAAGAAACTGAATACTTAAATCAAACAACAATGCAAATAACGAAAGCGTATAATGTACAAATATGGGTAGGATTGCAAGAAACCTACGATGAAGAAAAATTGCATACAATTGATGAAGTTGAAAACATTTGCCAAGAGTTTGTAAATGATGTGAAAGATTGCGTAACGGTAACGCCAACGAAGTTTAAATATGTAAATGGTGGTGAAAATGGAGCCGTAATTGGTTGGATAAGTTATCCAAGATTTCCAAGAAAACGAAAAGAAATAAGAAAACGTGCTTTGTTTCTTGCTGAAAAATTAATGAATGAGTTAAACCAGTACCGAGTAACAGTAACAACACCATTTAAAAGCTACATGCTTGAAAATAAAAATGTAGAACAATGATATTAGAAAATAAAGCGATAAAGTTTATAAAAACAATACACCGAAATATGCCTAACCTGCATAGTGGCAATAGTGGTGGTAAAGATAGTGCAGTAGTTGATAAATTGATTGAACTTGCAGGAGTAAGAACCGAAGTTAATAGCTACTACACAAATACAACTATTGACCCACCGAAAACAATTAGCCACATACGGAACAATTACCCGCATACTGAAATACTGCAACCAAAAGAAACATTTTTCCAGCTTGTAGAACGTAAAGGATTACCAACAAGATTAAATAGATATTGCTGTGAGTTTTTAAAAGAGTATGGTTCTGTTGGTAAAAATGTATTTGAAGGAATTAGAAGTGCTGAAGGTAGAAAAAGACAAGGGAGAGATTATGTACAATGCGACAATCGAAAATGGCAAAAAGGCAGCCAACACATTTACCCTATTTACGACTGGCAAGATGTAGATGTGTACGAATTTATTGACAAGTACAACATTGAGCTTGCCCCACATTATAAAACTGGTGCTTGTAGGCTTGGTTGTGTTGGTTGCCCTTTAGTAAGCCGAAAGGGAGCAAGGCAGGCAGAATTTGACTTATACCCAAAATATTATACAGCTATAAAGAAAGCTATTACAAAGGGCATGGCTAAAAACCCACAATGGAAACTTACATGCGCTACCGATGGAGACGGAGAACTTGCTATGCAATGGTGGTTAAGTGGCAAGACAATGAACGAGTTTTTTAACCTTTACAGTTTTGAAAAAACTGAGGCGGGGTGGCAAAAAAATATTTAATTATGGTCAAACTTGTAGAAACGACAATACGAAGCTACACACTAAGGCATTTGCTATATTACGTGTTAGCTTGTCGTTTTAATGCAAGCTAACGCTCTACTAAAAGCTGTTTTAATTGCTTTTGGTAGCAGTTAAAAAGCAGTTGCAAAGCAATTGCGCAAATAAAAAAACCTGCTTTTTAGCAGGTTTTTTTGTGCCTCTAATTAGCGTTGAATAATTTGTATTTGAGCCGCGGGCACGATAATACTTGTGCCAGGGACAACAGCACCAGTTACCTCTGTTGGCTGGTCGGCTTTAACATAAAACCGAATTTGTTCACCTTCAGCACACAACTTGCTGAAGCTCCACTCGGCCAAGGTTTGAGTGTCGATAGCTTTTTGAATGCCTTCTGGACTGTTTGTCCATGTGTTACCATCATCGGTGCTATACTGATAATAAACATAAATATTAGTGGCCTGGCTCACATTGCCATTGACTTTTATAATAAAGTCATAAATTCCTTGCTCACTAATACTAAACGTGTGTTGATCTGGTTGAGAAATGCCGAGGCTGCTAATTAGTCTATTGAACTCAATAGCAGTGGCATTAGTCTCTAAAATAATAAAATCATCATTTGCAGCGAAAATACGAGGCAGCACATTGTGCCTGTAAATAAATTCTGGAGTGCCATCGGCCTTGACTCGGAACAGAGCCTTTGTTTGGTCAGAACCTGTTGTCATTTTCGACAAATCAACTTTAGTGCTGATGATTTTTCTTGTGCCATCAGTCACGTTTTCAATCAAAAAGTAATCTCCTACTTTTTGTCCGGTGCTTTCTTCCGGTAATTGCGTTAAATATTTTTCTTTCATGTTACATATAAATTATAGGAGTTCCACTCAAAGTAGTAAGTACCGATCCTTGTCCTACAAGAATTCCGTTGCTAGGAAAGTAAGTGCCGACCTTGTTGCCGCCAATTTGTCTTAACTTCTGGGCGTTGTAGTACTTAGAATCTGTATCCACCTTAAGTGTAGTTCCTGGGGTTAATACTTCGTTTAAACTGAGATTGTTAAGCTGGCAAAACTCAAAATATGCCCTATGGTCGCCATATTCCTGTATGACAATGTCCATAATGCTTTGGTTTGGTAATGCTGTAGTTGTTTTAATCATATGTTTCTGTTTCTATTGGTGTAACTTCAGCAATAGGTAAGTTTATGATCAAATCATAAGCAAACGCATAATGCTTGTTTTTCAGGGCTTCAATTGGCAAACCGAAGCCCTCTTTATATTCAATGGGTTTTAGTGCGAACCTGCCTTGTTTCAGGCAGTATTGGTCTTCTTGACCTTTTTCAATAAATAATACTTTTGGCATAATTATAGGGTTTGAATGGTTGATAAATAGGTTTCAAATGCGACTCTGAATGTGTCATAATCTTCTTCCGTAATACTTGAACCAATAGCAATTACGGACATCCTTGCACTATTAAAGCTTGTAGGAATGTTGTATTGATTATAACAAAACACATAGATGTTTCCGTCAGGGATTGCTATGGATGGCATTGCCTGCAAAGTGTAGCTAGTATCATCTTTATAAAAAGAGATGTTGGAAGAGTTTACTCTGCTCATAGAATAAAACCCTGCGCCAGTAATTGCTGGATAAATAAAATCTGTGCTATTATTACGAATTAAAGTGCGATTAGTTGAGTACTTCATAATAGTTATTTGTGGAGAGGTTCTAACACCTAAATAAGGCTCTATACCACTTCCTGCGCTGTCTGTTTCTATATGCATTAGAATACTATTATCGTTAAGAGCAAAATTCTCAGCTTCTATGTTTGGATTAAAATTCATGTCTATGTATGAACTTATACCGTCTCCTTTATATCCTTGTTTAGCAGTGAACGCGGGGCTGTTGTATGCTACGTTATTATGACTATCTTTAATCCAATTTAATAGTGCGTCAGTAGCGTCGTGAAATGCATATACGTTCAGAACGTCTAGCTTAGACCAAATTCCTGCAGCTTTTAAAGAAGATATTAAGGAGTTAGCCGCATCTTTCCACGCCGTTGATGGAACCGTGCTTAATCGTAACCATAACGCTTCTGTTTCCGCTTCATAAGTTGGTTGCGGAGGACTTGGCGGATCAGGCATATCTCCAATGATGTTAGCAGGAGCTGTAGTAAATTCTATTACGTTCTGTGCTGTATTGTCGTAATAAGCGCAATCAAAATGGATTTCATATAATATAATATCCGGGCGAATTATTCGCCGTTGATTAGTACGGTTCAGTGGCGAAAAGTTCTCGCCCTCCATTCCTTCCAGTGCAGTATATATGTTCTGCAAAGTGTCTAGGAAGCCCAATGAAGCATTATCGCTGCGCTTGTCATGTGTGCGGTCATACCTCCGAAAAGCAACGCGTAAGATGATTGTAGGTTCTCCTATTTGTGTGTTTTGGCTTTTGTTGCTATAGGGAGTATTAGGGAAATCTATCAAAACACAAGGATAATCAACAGGCTTGTCGTTATCTTGACCCAAGAGTTGATCTCGGTCAAAATCTATCCACTTAATGGCTGCCACTTCTGTTTTGAGTTTACTTTCGATTGCTAGATATAAATCTTTCATCCTATTGTTGTTTTAAAGATTTTATGAATACTAATGTTTGCTTTATGAAGTATTTTGGCGCTAAGAACCTCCGAGTCTCCCATAAATTGACGTTGTGGAATTTTTGCAGACAATCCCTTGCCGGCTCTGCCTCCTTGATTGTGTACTTTAGCATAAGCTTTGTCAGAGACAACGCGTACAAGCTTAGGGCTTGGGATAGCTTTAATGCTGTCTCGCAGTTCGCCAGTTTTCAATAAAATTGCTCTTCCGGAGTCCTTGTTATTTTTGCGTGCTTTCCAAGGCTTTAATGATCTATCAGTAAAACCTTGATTTTGGAATGAAGCTCTGTAATGATTCTCCGCCTCTGTTGCTACGATGTATGGAAAGTCGTTAGCCTCAAATAACGCTAGTTTCCGTTGGAATTTGTTAAAGTCTCTTTGAAGATATTTAAAGTTTTTTGCCATTTTACTTGACTTTTGTATTTATATTTTATTATCTTTGCAGCATGTCGTTAAACATTGAGGTAAGACTGACATCTTACTCCACCTGGGGTAGCTTTGCTACCCTTATTTATTTTACAAATTTCAACAACCCATTTTCTTCAGTTATATAATATACCTTTAGAATTAAATCTGAGTCTCTCCCTCGCTCTCTGTTTGTAGCATTTATTATCGCTCCCTTATTTTGTTCTGTCGTCAAAAAAACTAGATTGTCGGCTTTTAGTTTTGTGTCTCTAATATAACGTCGCAGCGTGTCTTCGTTAGAGCTAAACCCACTTTTTACATCCCATGTTTGTCCTATAAACCTTAAATCAGGCTTGCCACCTTTATAGTTTGCTGATTCATCTAAAAATTCTACGCGATACCCTTGGTTTGCTAGTAACTTCCCTGTGGTTTTTTCGTATTTCCAACCTTTGCTTTTTTTGTTTATATTGTGACCTTTATGATATACATTATATCCACCGTTCAGCGAGTTGAAATAAGCAGGTATCCATTCGTTTGTATTGTAGGCTGAAAATTGCTTGTGCGCCTGTTTTATTGTTGTTACAGAAGCTACTCGACCTTCTACAAACTTCTGAATTTGTCCTTTGTACGCTTCTGAAGTAGTCGCAATATAGGGATGATCTGGCGTAAAGATTTTTCCAGTTTTACCCGGGTTATTTGCAAAGTCAGATTTTAAAGCTATTCCAGGAATCATATTAACAGCCTCTGATGTTCTTACAGCTGTGCACCTACATCCCCAATCGTTGGGTGGAAAGTGTTCATCCCAAAATGGATGATCAATAGGATATATTGCTCCATTAAGTTTGGCGTGCTCAGCTCTTGTACGCTCGTCATTAACAGCAATATACCTAAGGTTTGGGTATAGATGTTTTGTTTCCTGGTAATTTTGCCAATCAGCTGCCATTCTCGCAGACCTTACAGCTCTGTTGTATTCTGCCCGTAACCAGTTTTTATTGTAATTATCCAAAACGCCTTGAGCATCCTTGTAAAACTGCGCAAATTCTTTTTTAGTGCCATCTTTGTTAAACAGGACAGCTTCAAGAGATTCTCCACACTTGAAAGCTTTAAACGCACTAAAAGAAGCAACATTGTACCGCAAGTTTTGTTGAAACTCCCAGTTGATTTCACCGTATTCGGCCTGCAGCTTTATGCCGCCTTCTTCTACTGCTTTAGTTAGCTTATTATAGTAATAGTTGTATAAGTCAGGGTTAATTTTACCACCGCTAAAACGCCGTTTAAACGTGCTTTCAGCAATCTTCTTATTAAGCTTATAAGGATTATTTTTAAAATCTGAATCAGCAAGATTAACAGTTTTGTCCTTGTAAAAAGAACAATTAATACTGTAGTTCTCAGCTGCCCTCATCAGCGGAGGGCTGGCTAAAAAAAATCTTTGTTATTTGATTGTTTAGGCACAACGCTTTCTTTTTTATCAGGCTTCGGAATGCCATACTTATCATAAAAGTATTTTTCCGGCACATCAATAATATTACGAAGATTGTCGTCTATTTTAATTCTCTTTTCTAGCGACATATCGTCTTCAGTAACAAACTTAAACTCACCGTCAGGCACATTCCATCCAAGCCATTGAAGGTAAGATATTACCTGATCGTTAAGAATTGCTTCGATGTCATCTCTGTCGTCTTCGTGTATGCTCTTGAGGACGCCCTCGTGTGTTTTACTTTGGGCGTACCCCGAACTTGCGCTTGAGGTGGTTGTTTCTGTTTGCCCTAAAATTCCAATTGTGATCTCTTCGTTACACGCCTTTCTCAGTATGTCGAATAGGTCAGAGTTGCTGCCAGCTTGAAAGTCTTTCAAATCAATATCCGCATCCATTGGAACAGTTAGTTTCAATGCAGAGCCAGCCGTCTCAAAAATTTCATTCATGGCTTTTCTTGTCTCTTCATTGTTGTATTTTGCAATGACCGCCGGAAAACCATATTCGCTCACAAATTGAGCCCAATCCACTACGCCTCCGCGCTTAAGAATTACCCAAAACGCAGCGCCAAGCAATAAGCCTAAATCGTCTTTATCACCAGCGTATATAGTATAATCGCTAATTGGTTTTTCATAAAACTTATGACCTGTTGTACCACTCATAGTTTTAGAAACAATTCCCAGTTTTGGCTTTACATGTCTTCTATCAATTAATTCTGTTTCACCAACTTTAATATTTTCTTTGGGGCTTGGCCAGAACGGTTGAACCAAAGAAAATCCCCAAAACTTAGCGTTAATCATTTCAGTTAGCATTGTTTTGAAATATTTTTGGCGTGCAAGAAGAGTGAGTTGTTCGTCATGTTTCCCATCTTTAGTAATGTAGGCAACCTTGGTATTCGTAATTGCCCCTATCCTTTTGTTTATGCTCGACTTTAGAACTGTATCAATCATGCAATCTTTGTATATCTCATACAGGTGATACCTTGTTTCTGTTGCACTTTCAGCATAAACGGTTGCTCTTCTCCACTTATTTATGTCTTGCCTGTCTCGTCGCACCTGTGTAACTCTAATAGTGTTATTAATCACTTCAACCTTTCCTTTGCCTGGTCTTTTCAGGCTGACATTGCCAACTCTTGTTAATTCGTTTTCGTGGGTTTTAAAATCCCTATTGTGATATTTCGCTACGTTATAGTCCATTGGTATAAAAATTAAATTTAAACGCGTTTAAACGGTGTTTTTGCCATGTTTTTAGAACAGGTTGTGATTGCGTTTTGGGTTTGATGAATAATTTATTTTATTTTCTGCAGTTCCTGTTTCTCTTAATGGAAGATCAGGATATATTTTGTCTGCACTATTAGCAGGCTTAGTTGCGAGCTTAAGCCAATCTATGGCACGTTTGTAGCGAGCACGTCTATCTTCAACGTCTTGACCTGCCTGCACACGAGCTACAAGTCTATATATTGCCATGTCCGATAACAAATCCACCAGTAGTTGATTTCTCTCAGTTGACGTTTTTGAAAAAATTGTTTCAACATCATACCAATCGTATAAATGGCTTCGCATTTCAGCCTGTGCTGAGTCAATGGCTTGATTAATCAAGTTGTCATCACCGCCTGTTATTTGGTCTAATTCAGCCAGTAATATCTTGCTTCCTAAATCTGTTTTACTAATAAATGCCATAGTTTAATTATTTGTAATTCCTACTCTTTTATTTGCGATGTACACTGTGATTTTATTAAGCTTCACGTTATCCAGGTTCTTCTTAAAAACGTTCGCTTTTCTCAGTCTTACAATATCATCACGACAATATAGGCGATATGTACCGGCGATCTTAATCACACGGATTTTTTTGCCGCTAACTTCGTTAAGGTAATCAGCTTGTTTTTTCCAGTACCTAAATCGCCAGCGTTCTCGCATTCGTGTAAATGCTGCGTTAATTGCTTTAATGATTGTAATTTTCAAAATGTCCTCCTTTTTCTTTTATAGTGTGAATATATCTCGCCTATTTGTTTGAGCTTGTGATCAATTACCCATTTGCCTCCCTCAACCGCATCCGGGCCGTCAGCACATGCAGATAGTTTTGGCTCAACTGCTAAAAACTGCTGTTCCAGTCGCATCATGTGTGGATTGCCTTTTTCTGCCTCGTTAAATATCAACTTCCCTGCCCTGTTGAGCGGCTCTAGGTTTCCTTCTATTCTCGTGAATTTATCCGGCTTGCTTCTTTTGTCGGGCACAGGGTAAATAGTGAGGTTTTCCTCCTTGCTTATTTGCAGAAATAATGGTTGATAGACTTGTTCGTAGAATGGATCTTGCAGCGAATTGTTCTCGATGTAATGATAAAGCGTGTTTTGGTCATTTACAAATTGGTGCAGTAGCCAGTACCACTTGCAAAAATTGTAGTTGCCCGTTTGATCTAAAAAACAACTTACTATATAATATGTGTTATTTTTGTAGCCAAGCAAAACATTTCCTTTGTACGAGCTTCCGCCTTGCCCCTTGCCTTTATCCTTATTAGACGTTGCAGGGTCGCCATAAGCTAGAAGTATGTCCATGTGCCTAAGTTGTGGTATTTTGCCCCAACGCACCTCCTTGAATACAGTCCCTTCAGTAATTGGATTGTTGAAATATTCGCCCTGTGCGCTAGCCCAACTTATTTTGGAAAGGATATTGTCAATATCTTTTTCGCTGTTCTTTTCTGGCCAGGTAGATTTTCCATTCTTATCTCTAATATTAACAACCTCATACACATCTGCTGTTTTCTTAGCAAGTGTAGCGGCGCATACTTTGGCAATGATATTGTTGTTAAGAATAATTCTGTATGTACCGGCAATATCAACCGTTGGGATTACAGCTTTCTCAACCCACTTCCAACGCTCCTTGGTTCGTTCTACGTTGCGTGCTGACTCATCGGTGTCAAGGTCTGTAATGATAATGTGGTCAGGTCTGGCATCTTCCAACCTTGTGCCTCGTGGCGATTGACCGGCACCAAAGGCTAGAAAACCAACATTGTTGTTAGTAATAAAGTCTCCAGTTCTCCAGCCCCTTAGTCCTTTTTGAGCGCCATAATCGTTAATTAGTCGTGGATTAGCTTCTAAGTTGATGCGATAAGGTTCTAACAAGTCAGCTGCTTTGTCCCAATCAGAGGATATTAACAAAATTTCTCGAATTTCCTTTTTAGCCAGTGCAAGGTATAATGTCTCCATCATTGTACGCACGTCCTTGGCTAAACCACGCGCCCAGGCTCTGACAATAAAAAGCTTGTTTTTCTTCAGGAGTTTTTTAGTGGACGTTTTGTGAAATCTAGGCGAAGCGGATTTATAGTAATTCGGAAAGTAATACTGAAACCATTGTTCAGGGTCAGATTCTAGCAAGCTAATACGTTTTCGCTGCTGCACAGAATTTTCTTCAGGAAGACTTGCTTCAGCTTGTAGCTGTTTTATATAAGCATCCCATTTCTTTACCGCTATTTTGTCTTGAAAAATCATTTGCGCATTAGGTGTTTAATAAAGTCATCCTGATATCCTATATATTCAAGCGCCACTTTTGGATCTTGTTCACGTAGCCAATTACTAAATTTGATAGAGACATCTATTACCTCACTAATTGATGTTTCCGTTTCCAGATGCCTGATTGCAGCAGCAATTTTATTCATGGCATCCGCTTCTTTACTGTCTGGGTAACGCTTGCCCTCTTCTTTGTTAGCAATGGCGTCATTTAGCTCGGTCAACTGATTGTACATTCGCATAAGCTGTTGGTCTTTTGTAGCGATGTACGAAGCTTTCAATTTTTTCCATCCGCCTTTGGTGGTCCAATTGCTTACTGTCTGCACGGATACTCCGACAAATTCAGCTATTTCAGTGCCTGACTTATTGTCTTTGAGATATAGGAGCTTTGCTATTTCTTTTTTCTCTTTAAGAGTCATATATTTTTGCCTTTTTAAGGCAAAAATAGAAGCAAAGAATTGTAAAACCACAAATTCATCCAAGCGTTGGAGGCAATCTTGTAGAATTAATGCGTTTGTATTTGTTTTGCTTTCAATTATGACAACGAAATGCAGACAAACTAACGTATGACAACGAAAAGCAGACCAACTAACGAAGAAATCGAAAACGCTGTAAAAAACGCAAAGCGTTGGCCATTCATTATCACTGATGATGGCGTTAATGTATTTGGCTTTAGGATTAAAACAGCCGGCATAGATTTGTCTTCTTTCGAGAAAAATCCAATTGCACTTTACAAGCATCAAAGGTGGGGAGAAGAAAATAAAATGCAGGTAACTGCAATTGGTTTTTGGGAGAATGTTAGAAAAGACCAAAATCGTTTAATTGGAGATTTAGTGTTTGATCAGTTTGATGATTTTGCACAGGAGCTGGAACTCAAGGTGGCTCAAGGCATACTTAATGCTGTATCGCTTAAGGCTGATCCGATAGAGTGGTCTGAAGAGGCTGACGAAATGCTCCCAGGGCAAACGGCAGCTACCGTAACAAAGTCTGTATTACTAGAAGTTTCCTTGGTAGATTTACCAGGTAATCAACGAGCAGTTCGTTTGTCAAGAGATGACAAAGAATTTGACATAAATAAACTTAAGTTAAACAAAAAAACAGAAAACATGGAATTTTCCAAAACTATTGCCCTTGCTTTGGGCATTGATCAAAAAACACCCGAAACTGATGTTTTAGGTAAAGTACAAGCCATAAAGCTTGAACGAGACAACTTTGAGGCTAAGATTGATGGGTACAAAACTCAAATCACAGAGCTTGAAAAAGAAAGAAACGAAGCCGTTGTATCGTTGGCCATTTCCTCTGGCAAAATTAAAAAAGAGGAAAAACAAAAATTCATTGATTTGGCAGCTCGTGATTTTGCATTTTGCAAAGAACAATTAGAGGCCATGAAGCCTCAAGTAGTTTCTTTGCAGCAAGAGCTTGACAAAGATAAAAAAGATGGGGAAGAAAAAGATTTTGATTGGTATCGAAAAAATGACCCCGTTGAGCTTTCAAGAATTAAAAAGGAAGATAAAGAGCGATACGCTGAATTAATCAACAATCGTAAGACTAATAGAACTTATTAACACTAAAACATACGTAACGCAACCATAATTAAACCGCAAACTAATTTAGTATAAACATAAAAAGAAGACAAATGAAATTACATGCATTATTACTTAACTTTATTTTAGCCTTTTTCATTTCGGCTGTTGCAACTCCGGTAGTAGGAGCTGCTTATTTTGGAGTCTCAATGATTCCTAAAAACACTAAGTCCACCTTGTTAATGGGTGTGAATGTTGAAGTCTGGCGTCCAGACATTATTGAAGAGCTATTTAAAGACAACGAGTTTTTGAAGTATGCTTTCAATGCCGATGAATACGTCTTGAACGGGGCTGTAGTTCATATCCCGCAATCAGGCGGTCCAGCAAGTGTAGAAAGAAACAGGTCAAGTTTGCCTGCTACAATCGTTAGTCGTGGCGATACAGACGTTAACTATGTGCTAGACGAGTACACAACTGACCCTGTGAGAATACCAAATACAGAGGAGGTAGAAACAAGCTACGACAAATCACAAAGCGTTATCAGTGAAAACATGGCAAATCTGAAAGAAGTTGCCGCTGACAATATGTTGTATCGCTGGTCGGAAAACGTAGATGCTACAAGAAAACTGAAAACAACAGGTGCGGCATCAACTGCAGGCGCTCCAGGTGCAACAGGAACGCGATTAGCGTTTACTGAGGCTGATTTGCGCGCTGCTCAAGTGCGACTAAACAACGATAAAGTGCCTAAGGCTGATAGATATCTGTTGTTGCCCGACCACATGGCTAACCAACTTAGAATCGATTTGAAAGATAAATATTACTACAAGGATGTTGTAAACCTTCCTGAAGGTGTGATTACTAAACTTTATGGCTTTTATATAATGGAACGCTCTCAGGTATTGATTACAGATGCTTCTGATGTTGTGAAGTTGCCTGAAGCTGCCTCAGCTATTACTGACAATCAAGCAGCACTGTTCTGGCAGAAAAGTATGGTAGAGCGTGCGATGGGAACTGTGAACATGTTTGAAAGTTTACAGGATCCTCAAAACTATGGCGACATATATTCTTTCTTGGTAAGAATGGGTGGACGAGCACGTCGTACAGATAACGCAGGTGTAGGATTAATCATTGCAGACGCAGCATAATATGGAACAGAACGAACGCCTCGACCTTAATAAGTTGTCTCAACGAGAACTCTTGATCATCCTTGTCAACGATATGAAAGACATGAAACAAAGAATGACAGAGCGGGAAAAAGAAGGCACAGAAATTAAGGTCGAGATGGCCGTTTTGAAAACCAAGGTTGCATTAATTGCAGTTGCAGTTAGCTCTATAGCTAGCATAGGAGTAAGTATAATTATTAATTTAATATAAGTACAATGAAGAAAATTGAAAATATTTTTAAGGCAAACCCTAAGGCAGACAAGGTATATGTAACAACAGACAATACGCCTTTCCTTAAGGAATCGCACGCTGCCAATCATCAGGCAGAGCTTAACAGAAAAGCTGGTAAAAAATTAGAATATAAGACCTATACCAAGGGCGAAAAGCACAAGCAATCTGATGAAAAAGACTTTACTAAAGCTGAAGTATGTAAGCAGGCAATAGGGGATGGAAGTTATGTAGAAGAGACCTATGAAAACCTTTTGTTAATTGCGAAAACACTAGAAATTGACGTCAAAGGAAAATCTAAACAAGATCACCTTGACGCCATTAAAAATTGGATATAAACTTAAGTCTTTAAATAATGTTTAAAAGGATTTTAACGAAACTGGTAATATTATTTGTGTTGATGCTTGCATCAACTACAAGTGTTATGTATTATACCGCTTCTGTTGGCAATCCTTTTAAGCATCTTAAACATCGTGAAGACTCGCAACTAAGAATTCTATTAGACGCAGGACATAGCTCTGTACTTAACCTTCAGTATTTAACACCTGGGAAACAAAGCCCGGAATGGGCTGATAGCCTTAAAATATATGAAGGTGTATCTACTAAGTTATTAGCTTGCGATTTATATGCACAGTTATCAGTGGCAGACATTGACGCCCAGCTGCTTAATCCTGAGCCCGAAGATATAAGTTTAAGAGAGAGGTACATGCGTGCTAATCGTGTGTACAATGCTGATAGACGTACAATCTTACTCTCATTGCATCATAATGCGCAATCAACTCAGGGCAAACGGGTTGACTATACAGATGCTGAGGGTTTGTCTGGGTGGTATTCATCGAGTACTGGGGGCGCAAGTTCAATTATTCTTTTCACGTCAAAAGGACAGACAACATCAGATCTTATGGCCAACTATATTGCTATTGAACTGGATAAAGTGTTTGAGATTCCCGTTTATGTGAGAGAGGCTAATTTTGCTATTCTTGTGTATTCTTGGTGTCCGGCTATATTAATTGAATACGGATTTATGACAACCTATACCGACTGTCAATTAATTGTGTCTGATTATCACAGAAAGCAGTTTAACGCTGCAATAGTAACAGGTTTAAAAAAATATGCAAATGAGAATCGCTAGTTACATATTGTTGTTTATATTAGTTACGCTTAGCTCTTGTCGTAAAGTTGAATACATTGTGCAAGAAAAGACTGTAACTAAAGACTCAATTGTATATGAGGCTATTAAAGTTCCGGTACAAGCTGATAGCTCAAGCATAAAGGCATTGTTGGAATGCGACTCTTTAGGGCAAGTTTATATCAAACAAATAACAGCTTTATCTGCAGGGAAAAATTTACAAGCTCCGCTCGTAATCATTAAAGACAACTATCTTACAGCCGATTGTGAGCTTGATTCTTTTGCTGTTTATTCTCAATACAAAAAAACTCATTATTTATATAGAGACAACCAAGTGCACGAAAAAGAGCAGCCCAAAACGAAAAACAGCTTTGTTCAAACTATAGTATGGTTAATATATGCTAGTGCGCTTGGTTTTTGGATTATAGTAACAATTTTTATCACAAAAAAAATACAATTATGGCACTTCCGAAAACTATAATAAACGTATTAAACGGCGCTATTGGCGCACAAGACGCCTTAAACGATGGCGTGTCAGGATTAATTATGTCAGGGGTAGCTATCCCGACTAAAATTGCAGTTAATGAGGTTGTGAAACTGACTAGTTATGACGATGCTCTTGACTTAGGAATCAATGAAGCTTATGACACAGCGAATAGCGTAGATGCGCACAGGCATATCTATGAGTTTTATAAAGCTGCCCCTGCAGGAACACCTTTGTACATAATGTTAACATCTCCGACTGAGACTATGGAAGATGTTGCTGGTACAAGAGTAGCTTCCTTTATTGAGGCAGCCTCTGATGTAAAAATAATAGCGTTGTCAAGAACACCGGATGTTGGTTATACACCAGTTACGACAGAAGGCTTAGACGGTGATGTTTTAACTGCTTTAGTTGATTTGCAAGCAGCACTAGAGACAGCTGCCACAAATAAGCAACCGATTAGAGCGATAGTTGAGGGAAGAGCATATACTGAAGTGCCAGGAGATTTGCGCGACTTAAAAACAGAAGATAAAAATCGCTGTCAAATTTTAATCGGTGGAACTAAGGATGACACTAGTTGTAGCGTTGGATTACTGCTTGGCAGATATGCGGCAGACCCTGTGATGAGAAACCCTGGACGTGTCAAAAGCGGTGCACTTAACATTACTGAAGCTTACATTGGAGCTTCTACGGTAGAAGATACAGGAAACATTGATATTTCTGCCATACACGATAAAGGCTATGTGAGTCTGAGAACGTGGCAAGGTAAAGCCGGGTATTTCTTCACAGATGATCCCATGGCCACATCGAACACTGACGATTATTCTTCATTTGCAAGGGGAAGAGTCATTGACAAAGCGATTATAATTGCTAATCAGGTTATGACTGAGGAGGTTCTTGATGAAATACCCGTGGACACTGCAGGCAATATTGTTCCTGGCGTGGCTAAAAACTATCAACAAAATGTTACCAATGCTATCGAGGCTCAAATGACCGGAGAAATATCATCAGTGTCGGTAAGCGTGCCAACTGATCAGAATGTGATTGCAACAGGTGAGCTTACGATGACGATTCTGATTATCCCTGTTGGATACGGAAAGCAGATTGAAATTAATTTGGGCTACCTTAATCCGGCACTTAACTCTTAATTAACCCAAAAAAACAGATAATTATGGCAAAAGAATTTGCATGGAAAAACCAAACGGTTACAATATTAGGCAGAACACTTGCAGGCTGTAGAGGTTGCACCTATGAATCAGCCACAGAAAAAGAGGCTTTGCATGCTGCCGGTAAAAAAACCTTAAGCATTCAGTCTGGAAACGAAACTGTAACCGGAGAATTACGACTGCTTCGTTCGGAAGCTGTAGCCTTGAATGAAGCGGCTAAGCAAGCAGGCTATTCTTCTTTGAAGGATATGCCTGTTGACATCATTGTTACTTATATTCCCGAAGTTGCTACAACTCCAATCCAAACAGATATTGTAGTTGGGGCTGAGTTTACGAACGTACCTAAGGGAATGAACCAAAACGACAAGTTTGAAGAGATTACGATGCCGTTTTTGGCAATTGATCTTAAAGAGAATGTATAACCATTAAAAATCCACAACATGGCAGAGAAAAAACAAACAACACAAAATCCTGAAGAAAAAGCCAAGCAGCTTGAAGAAAAAGCCAAAAAGCTCAAGGTAAAACACAAAGAAGTTACGTTAATTGAAATTAAACAATTCGAAAAGCATTGTTTTCTAAAGACACCTGACCGAAAAGTACTACGCTCTGCGTTAATGTTTTTACGTGAAGGCGATGCGGTTGGTGCTGCTGAAGTAGTATTAACTAATTGTTGGCTTGATGGAGACGAGGACATCAAAACAGATGATAAGCTGTTTTTCTGTGTTCTTGAGCCACTTATTGCAATGATAGAGCTTGGGGAATCAACCGTAAAAAAGTTCTAAGCCGTCATTTGCAACGTGATAAACCAAAGAATTACATAGGATTAATAGATGATTTGTTGCAGTATTATTTCTCTGGTGTGGATGTGTCCGAATTATCGGACGATGAATGGGCGGAGAAATTCGCCCATTTAGCTTACATCCGTAAAATGGAGGCAAAACCAAAAAAATTATGAGCTACGAAATTTCATTACAACTCAGAAACCTACTTTCCGCACCTCTTATGAGGGTTGGAAAAAACATTTCTGATTTAACCGGAAAAGTGGTGAAATTTGACAAGTCTATTCACACCATCCCTCGGTCGATAGATCAATTGTCTGCAAGAATGAACGAGCTCACAATTAAGAGAAACAAAAGCTTTTCCACCAAAGAAATTAAGCAATATAATCGAGAAATTGGTAAAACACAGCGAAAGCTGCAAAAGCTGGAAAATCTTCCGCCTGATAACTTTTTTACCAGGCTTAAAAAAGGAGAAGGCTTACTATCTCGATTAGCAGGACCAGCCATAGCCTATGGTTTTTTTCGGTTAACTAAAGGAATTGCGAGTTCTGGAATGGAAATGGAACAAACGCGTATTTCTTTTGAAACGATGCTTAAAGACGGCAAAAAAGCAAGCAAATTAATTGATGATTTAAACGAATTTTCAAATATAACACCATTCAAAAACGAAGAGGTGTTAAGATCTTCCAAAGTTTTGTTGACAGCTCAGGTTACGGCTGAAAATATGACTAGAACGCTTAAAACTATCGGAGATGTAGCAGCTGGGGCTGGCGTTCCTCTGAACGAGATGTCTCAGATATATGCCAAGGCAATGAATAAGGGCAGGTTACAAGCTGAGGAGCTGAACCAATTG